GGGTGATGATCTCGGCGTAAAGACTTCGGCCAGAACGTTGAGCGGCCTCCGTCAGCCTGTCCTTCAGGTCAGATGGAAGGTTCATCTTGTATGGCGTGAGTGATTCTTTGCTCATGGATATTAAATGGTCAAAAAATGTCCATGACGCAATGGTCATTCCTCAAATAACCCGGCGCTGGCTGATGTTGCCATGATCGCCACGGCGAAAGCCGAAAACATCCTCATCTTCAATTTCCTTCACCCGGTCGCGGCAGCGCGATGGGGTTGAACCAGTTTCGACAAGGATTCTCCTAATGGCCGGACTTAGACTCGCAATCGACCCGACCGGGATGGAGACGGGTGGAAAGCGCGCGGAATCAGCTCTTGACCGGGTGAAGCGCGAGGCGCGAGAGACAGAAACGACCGTGAACCAGGCGTCCAACCGCATGGGGTCATCCGTCTCAGCTTTTGGCGTCAAGGCTGCGCGAGCTTTGGGTGCGGCCGCAGCGTCTTATGTCACGTTTCAAGCGGCGGCTCAGTCGGTCAATCTCGCGCGGGACTTCAATGCAGCGCTGGCGGAAACGTCGACGTTGATCGGGGGTACGGATGCGGAGATGTCCGGGTTATCCGCCAGCGCCCGGCAACTCGCCAAGGACTTTGGAGGCTCCGCAACATCGCAGGTTGAGGGCTTTTATCAGGCCATCTCGGCTGGCGCTGGTTCGGTTGAACAGGCCGCGACCCTGTTGGAAAGCGCCAATAAGTTGGCCATCGGTGGTGCAACCGACACCACCACAGCGGTTGACGCGCTGACCACGGCGACCAACGCTTACGCGGCCTCCGGCCTGACGGCGGCAGCCGCATCCGATGCGCTTTTCGTTGGGATTAAGGCAGGCAAAACCACGGCGGCGGAACTGTCGGCAGGTCTGGGCAATATCGTCCCGATTGCAAGCGCGGTCGGCGTGAGCTTTGACGAAGTGGTTGCGGCTACGGCGGCACTGACAACGCAAGGTCAATCGACCAGCGTTGCCATCACCGGCCTGCGGCAGGTGATTTCCGGGGTAATCAAGCCCACATCAGAAGCGGAAAAGATGGCAGCCAAGCTGGGGCTCTCATTCGATGCGCAGGCGCTAAAATCAAAGGGACTTGCCGGGTTCCTGGAAGATGTGATCGACAAGACCGGCGGCAGCCAAGAGGCCATGGCCGAACTGTTCGGGTCGGTCGAAGCTCTGAACGCGGTGTTGGCCTTTGCCGGGGGCGCGGGCGAGAAGTTCGCGGCGATCAATGAGCAGATGGCCGACAAGGCCGGGGCCACAGATGAGGCCTACAGGAAGATGGCCGACAGCCTCGATCAGAGATGGGCACGGGCTACAGCAGCGATGACGGATATCGCGCTTGGTCTGGGCAATGTCCTGCTGACATTTGTGGTGCCAGCGCTGGAAGCTGTTTCACGTTTGGCTTTGGCTGTTTCTTCCAGTTTTTCGGTCCTTGGTGGGTACATCACATCCCTGACGGACACGTTCCGGTCGATCAGTACGGCGGAGCTTGCGCAATCCGCGCTTGAAACAGCCATCGACAACACGTCAATTGCCATGGGTGACCAGATCAACGCATCAAACTACCTGCGGGATGCGCTTGAAAACGGCAACTCGATGTCTTTGGAAACGATCCGCCTTGAGCTTGATAAGGCCAGGGCGCGCCGCGCTGATGTTGATGCCATGGTGGCGCAGCGTATTGAACTGGCGATGCAGGGCGCGGCATACCAAGACATTTTGGGCGACATGCAGACCGCCAGAGACGCACTGCGCTCTATCGGTGCTGGCGATACTGATGCGCTGGAAGACGCCGAGCTTTATCTGATTTCCGTCCTGAATCGTCAGAAGGAGTTTTTGACGGACCTGCGGTCAGGTCAGGCGCTGCGGAAAGACGAAGCCGCCGCGCTGGCACAGATCGAGGCGAACATTGCAGAGCTTGAGAAACGTCAAAAAGCCCTGACGGGCGAGATCGACACGACGATCACCTTCACTGACCGCCTTGCGAATGCCGCTGGAGGTGTATCATTCAGCGGCGCCGCGGCATCAGCTCATGAGCTTGCGGATGCGCTTGGTATCGCGCTGTCCACTGCCTTGCAGCTTTCACAGACAACCCCGGCCATGGCTGACGAGGACCTACTTATGTCGCAGCCGGTCATCCCGGATGCCGGCCAGCGTGAGACGAACAGAGGCGCGGTGTTGAACTTCCGTCGATTGACCGCTCCCCCCCGGTCTGGTCGTGGTGGCGGCGGCGGGTCGGCTGGCGCCACGGCAGCGAACGAAACGGCTGAAGCATTCGACAATCTGATGGCGTCACTCGATCCGGTAATCCGCGCGACGCAGGAATTCGAAGAGGCGCAGGAAACGATAAACAAGGCGCTGGAAAGCGGTCACGCCACGGTGGGCGAAGCGGCGCGTGCCTATGACCTTGCGCGCTAAAAATTTGACGAAGCGTCGGCCTCGGCAAGGGACGCCTCGGATATGTGGGGTGAGTTCGAAAAGGCAGGCGGTTCTGCCATCGACAAGCTGATCGACGGCACCGGAAGCCTGACGGACGTGGTTGGCGACCTGATCAAGGAATTGGTCGTGGCGTACTCAAAGGCGAAACTGCTTGCGTCCGTGGAAGGTGGATCGTCATCCGACAGTCTGGGCACCCTCATCTTCAAGGGCCTTTTCGGTGGTCTGTTCGACTCAGGCGGCACCATTGGGCAGGGGCAGACGGGGATCGTGGGCGAGAAGGGGCCTGAACTTGTGAAATCGACGCCGCTGGGGGCGGTGGTGACATCACGGCAGGATACAGCGCGCAGGCTGGATGGTCGCAACTCAGCTCAGAACGTTCGGGTTGATGTTGGCGTGACTGTGGATGACGAAGGAAAAATCAAAGCCTACGTCAAATCTGTTGGCGGGCAGGCCGCGCAGGAAGGTGCCTCCCAAGCCATCCAGCACATAAAGACCAACTGGGGCAATTACACCTCACAGCATCAAACAGATGGATCTCTCTCCTGATGGTATATGTTCCAAAAATATATGAATGGCGCAGGGGGTGCGCGCCGATCACGCAAGAAGTTCGGGCAGCCGGGCAAGCTATCCCGGGTGGGATGACCATTGGTGGTGCGTCAATTGAAAACCCGGAACCAGGCGGGCGCTACGAAGTCTTCATGTCTTTCGCCGTTTTCGCGACACGCGAGGCCAACCTTGATGCCTCCTGGACGATCAGTCGTATCCAGAACGGGGCCGTCATGCGGGTGCCGCTCTACAACTCAGTTCAGCTTGTTTCTGATGACGCATTGGACGGCCCTGAGACGGACGGCATCCCATGGGACAACGATCTGCCATGGGATAGCGGGGCTTACTGGTCCTGGAACCCAAGCGTCCCCGTGGCGGCTGCTGCGTCAAAAGGTGCCGGGTCTATGAAGGCCGAACTTTCTGATTATGGCCGGGTACTGGAAATCGGGCATGTCATCGGGTTTCATCTGGAAGGCTACGACTTCGTGCATGTCGTCATGGACATCGAGTATGACGACGAGGACATAGCGACCATTGCCGTGTCACCCCCCATTCGTCGTGCGCTGACCACCGATGATCGGCTCCTGTTCCGCCCGACGGCCCTGGTCACCTGCATCAACGCCCGCGAGGTGATGAGTCAATTCCAATCGGGACGACACATGCAGTTCAATCGGGCGCAATTCGTTGAGGCTTTAGTATGAGCTTCGAAAGCGAGCTTCTGGAAATGACCGGAACGGCTGCGGATAGCTTCGACATCAAGGCGATGGTTCGGCGCTGTTTTTTCTACGACTTCGACGGGTTTCCGGTGCGGCTTTGGGAAGGTCACGGCGTACTGGCCACAACCCTCAGCGTCGGTGATGCAGTCGAGACACCGGCAGGCGTGCTGGCCGCGAATGAATGGCTGGGAACATTCGATGCATCTGGCGCGAACCTGCACAAGGTTCCGGCGGTAAAGGATTCACGCGAGGGGAACAGCCCGCGCTACACCTTCGGGATCCCCTATTTGGACGCCGAATCCTATCAGTTGATTAAGGCCGATCAGGATCTGGCAAAGGGTCGCGACATCATTTGCTACCACGCCTTGATCAAGGGTGATGAAGGCCTTTTGCCGCAAACACCAATCCGTTTCGCATGGCGGATGCGGATGCGCGGACCGACATTTTCAGAGGGCGTGCGAGCGGAAGGCGGAAAGTTAGAGCGCATCCGATCGGTGTCGGTTCTGGCGCGGTCGCTGGAATATGGACGGTCGCGGGTGCCTAGCGGGACCATGACCGATACAGCCCAACGGGAAAGGGCGCGGCTGGCGGGGGTCGAAAGCGACAGCGGATGCAGCTTCGTCGCCTCCAATTCGAACCGGACCTATGTCGTCGGTGGCTGACACGCTCGACCGCTGGCGTCGGGCAAAGCTGATCTGGGGTGTGAGCGATTGCATCATGGCGACCTGCGACCACGTGCTGCACAGAACAGGCATCGACCCCGCAGCGCCTTGGCGTGGGTCATACAGCGACGAAGAAGGCGCCAGGGCCATCTACGAGGCTCATGGTGGAGTCTTGGCGCTGTTTGACTACGGCATGGCCTTGGCGGGCTTTGAGCGCGGCGACAGGGCCCATGGCCGTCCGGTCGTGGCAGACATCATGGGAAAACAAATCGCAGGCGTCGATCTAGGCAAGCGCTGCGCGTTCATCACAGAACGCGGGTGCATCGAACTACCGGCAAAGGTGCTCCGTTCATGGTCAATTTGAAAACGCTGCTGCTGATCAGTACAGCCATTGTCATGCCGACTACGGCAGCGGCCGACCCGATCACCGCACTTTTTGCCGGTCTGGGCTTCACAACAGCCACGACGGCGGCGGTGGCCTCTGCGCTTTATCCCGGCATATTTGCAGTCGGGACGTTTTTGACCGGAACGGTGGGGTCGCTGCTGTTGAACATCGGCGTGAGCGCCGCGCTGTCAGCGCTTTCACGGCCATCTGCGCCCAGCATCGAGGCGGCGCGGGTCAACACCAGGCTCAACGACGCGCCTCGCTGGCAAGCGGGAGGTTCGTGCCTTATCGGCGGTGAGTTGGGATGCTTTGCTGAGTATGACGAGGCCGGTCAGCTTTGGTACATCGTGACACACGCGGATTGCGAGTTGGAATCTGATCCGATTTATTTCCTTGACGGGATAGAGGTCGCGCTCGATGTGGACGGTTACGTGACCACGGATCAGTTCTGCTCCAAAGAGCGTGACGATCAGTATGATGGCACTGGCACAAAGACGCTTAACTGGCAGATTTTCACGGTCTCTCCAGACGCGTCATCGCCTTACGGAATCAAGCCCACCGCTTTCACCGACGCCTTTCCAGATCTGCCCGAAGACTTCTTTCTGACCGGTGTGTCCTATTCCATCATCAAGGGTCGGGCTGTCCCACTGGCCAACTACGGCAAGGTCTACCGTTTCCGTGGGGCGCTTGGTCTTGGTGAGCCTTCCGTGACGGTCTACGGCAACTTCAGCCGGATGTATGATCCGCGCGAAATTGGTCACGACATCAATGACCCGGACACATGGACATTCTCGGATGGTAACCCGGAAATCATTTGGGCTTGGTTCCGCACAAATTCGCGCGGCCGCGACCGGCCTATGTCGGAAATCAACTGGACGGAGGTTGCCGCGCGGGCCGATACCTTCGATGCAACGGTCCTTGACCGGTCTGGCAGCCCGATCCCGCGATATCGTTGCGGTGTGGCGTTCCCAGACAATAAGCCCCGCCATGAATGCGAACGGGAAATCCTGAACACTTTCGCGGGGTTCGTGGCCTATGATGATGAGGGTCGCGCCTATGCGAACGGAGGCGTATATGAGGCCCCGACACTGACCTTCACAGCCGAGCGGGACATCATTACCGCAGAGACGCAGGTAATCGACGATGGCGAGGTTGCAATTGATGGCGTGATCGTGGAGTACCTTTCGCCCGAGCACGGTTATACGAAACAGCCAGCAGCGCCTTGGCAAAACCCAAACTACTATGATGGGGTCAGCGAGCCGAACTATCAAAAAATCACGATTGCCGGATGTCAGAACCACAATCAGGCGGTGCGGCTGGCAAAGAACTTCGGGCTGCGATCAGCGCCAACAAAGCGCGCCGCGTTCGGCACCAGCATCAAGGGTATCCTTGCCAAGAACAAGCGCAATGTGAACATCGAATGGGACGACACTTTCACCGGTGATTTCGAGATCATCACCGACGTGGAGGAGGATGCCAGTGGTCAGGCTTGCGCATTCGCGGCGGTGCCGATGCAGGCAGATCGGTTTGATCTAGGTGAAGGGGAAGAGGGCCCGCCACCTGCGCCGACACCGATCCTGGACATCGACAACACGTTGGAGATTGCCGCAAACGTGACCGTCGCCGCTGTGCCGGTGCAAACGTCTGTGGGTGCCGCTGTCCGCTTCGCAGCGTCATTCGATGCGCCATCGCGCCCGGATCGGGTGTTCCGCTTCCGCTATGCCCTCACGGGACAGACTGTCTATGAATATTTCACGGTCGATATGGAGGAATTGCTGGCCCACTCAGCAATCGTTCCTGATGGCGCAACATTTGACGTGCAATGGCAGACAGTTGCCGGGGGCGGCAGGGCGACCGAGTGGGCCGCAGATGTCGGTGGTGGGGAGACTGTTCTGACCATTCAGGCAATTGCGGATGACAGTCCCGTCGGCGACCTTACCGGCGTGACAATGACGGCGGAACCCGGTCGTGTCCGAGCAACAGGGACGGCAAGCTCTGATGCCAATCATATCGGCGTCAGGATCTACCGCAGCGATACAACCGACTTCGCCGACGCCGTGCCGATCAGCAGCGTCCTGGATGGCAACCCGTCGGACGATTTCGACGTGATTGCGGGTGATGCCACTGCGGTCAACGAGGTTGAGAACGGGGGCTTCGACGATGGCTCCGCCTGGACACTCGGCGGCGGTTGGTCCATCGGGTCCGGCGTTGCCAGCGACACGGCGGCGTCCGGCGTAGAGGACAGCATGACGCAGGCCGTCAGTGGTATCGCAGTTGGCACCGAGTTGCGCGTGTCGATGGTGATTACAGGCTCTTCCGGCGGCACTGTTCTCGTTCGCCTCGAGGGCGATACCGATGTCGATATGGGTGCAAACTCCGACCAGGCCAAGGGCCGCCTGAAGGTGGCACCTGACAACCTGACCGCCGTGTCCGTGGTCAGTGACGCTGGCTGGGCTGGCAATGTCGATAACGTCTTCGTTGTGCGCGAAACCGCAGCATCAGTCGAACTCGATCAGGGCTATTTCTGGGTTGTTCCAATCGCGATCTCCGGTGTCGCCGGAACGCCCGACGGCCCGCACGACCTGTTCGTACCTTAAACCCTAAAATCAAGGAAAACTCCCATGGTGGCTAAATCCGTTACGGCGGTTGTCGAAGGCGATCCCGTGTCTCCGACGCATCAGGTCAAGAACAGCGAACTTGCCCAACTTCTCCGGGAAATGCAGACGCAGGGCGCACTCAACGGCGCGCTGTATTTTGCGGACACAAAAGCCAATCTCGACGCGACCAGTCCCGCCGATCTGGATACCGGGTTTGTGCTGGATGACACCACACCATCGCTGAATGGTGTCTATCAGTACCAGACTGACACATGGGTGAAGACTTCGGAACTTCCGGCTGGGTTCACGGATCTTGTTGGCGCTCTCGCGGCCATTGACGCGCTCGCCGACATTGCGTCCACGGGCAGCGCCGATGACCTGACGGAGGGCGCCGATACCAAGGTTATGACGGCGGCAGAGCGGACGAAGTTGGCGGGTGTGGACGACGGCGCGACAGCGAACGATACCGACGAGAATCTGCTGAGTCGGGCCAACCATACCGGCACCCAGGAAATCGGGACGGTCGTGGGGTTGCAGGCCGAGCTTACGTCCTTGGATGCACGCGTTAACGCTTTGGATGCCGCAATCGTGCTGCAAGGTGCGTGGGATGCGTCGTTAGGCGTCTTTCCGGGATCTGGATCAGCTCAAGCGGGGTATCAGTGGATTGTTTCTGATGCTGGCACTGTTGATGGCGTAGAGTTCACTGTTGGCGACAGAATCTTGGCCCTCGTGGATGATGCCAGCGACACGACGTTTGGCACGGATTGGTTCAAAGAAGACTACACTCCGCAAGTTCTTTCAGTGAACAGCAAGACCGGTGCAGTCAATTTGGCTAAATCGGATGTCGGGCTGGGCAGCGTGGACAACACGGCCGATGCCGACAAGCCGGTTAGCGGGCCGCAGCAGGCGGCGCTGGATGCCAAAGCGGAAAAGTCCCAGACCCTGACCGGTGGCGGTCTGGCCGTGACAGGCGGCAACCTGGGTGCATCCCCTTCGGTAACCGTCACGGCGGCAGTCGAGGCGGATGTGCGTCTTGGCACTGAGAGCGCGAAGGCCGTGACCCCGGCGGCGCTGGATGCGCCGTTGATGGAGCGGGCCGAGCACGCCAAGGTCGCGGCTGTTCTGAATATGGACCCCGATCTGGTGGCCTTTGTCTACGGGGCGGGCATGGCCGATGCGGCTGGACGGCTGGGCGCGTGGGTCGGGGCAACCGGCTTCACGTTTCGTCAAGCAACCATTGAGGGGGACAGCCACGGCGACTATGCGGGTGGCATCACGCCGATCCTGCGCGGGTCCGGTGGTGCGACCTTCATGGGGTATGACGGGGCGGCGCTGGCCGCGTATTTTGCGCGCATGGTGTTCGGCGGGGCGATCCTGCCCGCGCCTGATGCCAGCGGTGATTACGCGGTGGTCAAGCCGATCCTCTACGCGGGTGATGGCAAGACGCTGCTCATGGGTGCAGATGCGGACGGCCTGCGGCTGACGCTTTCTGATCAGGCAATTTACACATTTGAGACCAAGCGGGCGTTGGACCTGTCGGCGGTTCCTGTCGGTCTGCTGGCAGACCCTGAAGAAGTGAAGATCCACAATGCCGCGCTTTTCACCGCGCGCGGCCCAGATGAAACAGGCGTGAACCGGCGGTATTTTCTTCGCCGTGACGTGACGCCCGGCTGCGCGATGGCAGAGACACGCGGGCCGGTCGAAGTGGTCACGATCTATGGCCAGAGTTATACGACCGGCGGCGGTGGGTCGGACACCAACGCGCTGGAACTCCCAACTATTGTGACAGAGGACGCGCTGACACCTCACCATGACCTGATGCCGATCACGACCGAGCCGGGCACGGGTCTGATCTCGACCGGTGCGCAGCTGGTTGACGGCAGCGCGATCACCGACCTGGTGCCCTGTGTCTCGACCGAATGGTCCGAAGTGTCGCCGTTCTACGGTGGTGAGACGGGCTTCCCGGCCTGCGCCCGTTTCCTCCGGCGCTCCGAGCAGGCGGCGGGCTTGCCAAACATCACGCGGGTTTGGTACTCGCATGGGCAAGGCGGGGCCTCGATCACCGATCTGGATGACACCGGCAGCAATTCGTATCTGAACGGGCTTATCACCCTGCAGCGGATCAAGGATGTTGCTGCCATCTATGGCCGCAACATCATCGTGCGCGATTGGAACTGGTCGCAGGGGCAGGCCGATGGCGGCAAGACCAGGCAGGAATACATCGACCTGTTCATCGCGCTGCGCACGCAATATCTGTCGGACATCGCGGCGATCACCGGGCAAAACCTTGGCGATGATCCGGTGACCGTCTGGATGGATCAGGTAGCCCCGTCCGAGGACAATGACGGACGGCAGGTGTCGCTGTCGCAGCTTGATCTGATGACCGAAAACCCCGGCGACATCTATCTGACCGCGCCCTGGTACTTTCTGCCCTATGTGGACGAAATTCACCCGACGCCTTTGGCCTATGCCGTCCATCGCGAATACAATGCCAAGGTCAAGCGGATCGTGGAGAGCGGCGGCACCTGGACGGGCGTGCGCCCGGCGGGGCCGCTTGTGGTCGATGGCAGCACCATCACGGTGCCGTTCTACAATCAGGGCAGCGAATTGGTTGTGGACACCACGACGCTGCCGCAGGCCCCTGGCTGGGGCTTCGAACTGGTGGGCGAGAGTGAAACCATCGACGCAATCGACATCCTGCCCGGTGACACAGCCGATCAGAACAAGATCGAGCTGACGCTTTCCGGCGCGCCAACCGTCACGCCCTATCTGCGCTATGCCTACACCGGCCCGGTGAGCAAGCCCGGCGGGCGTTCTGGCGCATGGGGCAACATCCGCAATCAGGACACCACCCCCAGCCTTTCCGAACCCGGCCGCAATCTTGTCGATTGGGCCTTCATCTCTGACGCCAACCCGGCCTAAACAGGAGCACCACAATGTCCAATCTCAAAGCACCAGGCATCACCATCGCCGCCGCCGCCGGGTCGATCTATGACCCGATTGTCCCGAGTTTCGGAGACGCATTTGCCGCTGATGCCAATATCACCCGCTGGCACACGCCAATCCTGACAGCAGGAACGTCTCATATCACAACCGTCATTGACAATCAGGTAGCATCCATCGCCAACCGCAAGGGCGGCGCGGCGCTGACGCAGGATACCGTGATCCGCCGTCCCGCGTATCTGGCGGAAGGCGTCTCGACTGCGCCCTTTGGCCAGCCCGCCACACAGCACGGATCAGCCAATGAGGATCATTTTTTGGTGGAGGGCCTGTCCGCGTCGGACTTCTGGGGACTGATGGTTCTGAATGTCGATGAGGACAATCCCGGTTTGCGCAACGTGGCGGGCGGGCAGGTGTCCGCAGGCGACCCCATTGGCGGCACACATCTGCTGCAGGCGAGTGACGGCGGGGTCTGGCGGTTCACAGTTGGGGGGGGATTGGTTGCACCTGCTGGCGCTGCCATCCCAGAGGCGGTTGTGGAGACCGACCTTGTGATAGGCGAATGGGGCCTGGTCTATTTCTCCTGGGATGCCTCTGCCGCCACGGCGGCAATCTCGACGGACGGCATTGTTTGGTCCACCGATACCGAAGCGGGGGCCGCGAACGCGCAAACCACCCGCCGGATCAATGGCGCGATCAATGCGGCTGGCACCGGCGGCACGATCCATACAAATTTTGACCTGGCGGATATGGTGTTCGGAACCGGTCACCTGCTGGACGGCGGCATGGCGGACACGCTGGAACTGCTGCGGGCCTATGTGGCCAGTCGCTACGGGCTGTGATTTCTGGTCGGCGTCGGGTGCCATACGCTTCAAAGTGCGCATAGCAAAATAACACTCCAAAGAATGGCATGAGAGGTTGAATGGCGCGGACGATGGAAAAGCAATTCACCAGAGGCAATCTGATTTCGATAGTCACTACAGTTCTGACGGGCGCAACGATGCTGGTGGCAGTGGCCACTGCGTTCAACCGGATCGACGCCAAGGCAACCCACAACAAGGACAATGTGGCGCGGATCGAGGCCGACTTTTTGGTCAGGTTCGCGAATTTGTCAGCCCAAGCCGCGCAGACGCGAAATGAGATCACATCCCTGCAGGTGAGCAGCGCCCGGACCATCGCGCAGTATGATGCGCTCATCAAGTCTCTGGACGAGATGAAAGCCACCCTGCGCGACATCACCATGACCCTCAGGGAGCAGGAATCCAAGCGGCGCTGAGGCGCGCACAAATGGGGCGGCAAGTGACAGCCTGATCCACCTGACAATCTGAAACCCGGCCCGCCATCGCGCGGGCCTTTTGCATTGGGGAAACGCCATGCCGTTGAAATACTCCGAACGCACCCGCGACATCCAGATCGCCCTGAAAAAGCGCGGGTTCGATCCCGGCCCGATTGACGGCCTGAAAGGGTCGCGGACCTCAGCTGCGATCATCGCGTTCAAGCGCTCGATCGGGTTTCGTGCCCGTGACTACGTGGGGCCGTTGACCTGGGCCGCGCTGCATCGCCGGGAACCCCCTGAAACACCCGTCACCACCGCGCCGGTTCCCTGGCTGGCCGAGGGGTACAAGCGCATGGGGCTGCACGAGGGCCGCGACAACGGCATTCTGCGCCGCTGGCTGGCCAGCGATGGGCATGCCCTGGGTGATCCGTCCCGGTTCCCCTGGTGCGGCGACTTCGTGGAAACCTGCATCCGCCTATCGCTGCCGCAGGAACGGTTCACCGGCGACCTGGCGCGCAACCCCTATTGGGCGCTGAACTGGCGCGAGTTTGGCCAGCCCTGCAAGCCCACAGTCGGTGCCGTGATCTCGATCACCCGCAACGGGGGCGGCCACGTCGCGTTTGCCGTGGGTGAGGACGCGCACCGCATCTACTGCCTGGGCGGCAATCAGCAAAACCGCGTCTGCGTCGTGCCGATCGACAAGAACCGCTTTGTGCCTGCGTCCTGGCGCTGGCCTTTGAGTTATCCGCTGCCCGCACCTGGTCTCCCCGCGATGACCTCTGCCGAGGCATCCAGCATCAACGAGGCGTGACGCCTCATCATCCCGAAAGGAAAGACCATGTTCGATCTTCTGTCAGAGTTCCTGACAAACGAGGCGGTGCAGACCGCGCTGCTTACCATCATCGGTGCCGTCCTCACTTTCATCGCCAACCGCGCCGCAGGGGCGTTCCAGGCAGCGACCGGCATCCGCATCGAGGAAAAGCACATGCGCGCGCTGCACTCGGCCATCATGACCGGGGTTGAGGCCGCAATGATCGACGGGCCGGAAGCCGGGATCGAGGTGATCAAGCACCGCGCGGTGCGATACGCTCAGCGGTCGGTGCCTGATGCGATCCGCGCGCTGGTGCCGGGGGATGGTGTGTTGGATCGGCTGGCGGAGCGGTACGTGCGCGAGGCGATGGGGAGGTTCTTGAGGGACGCGTGAGATCTCGCTCACGGCCCACTCCCGACATTGGATGGGCGGTCGGGATGCTGCAGTCGCAGCCCGCTTAGCAGCCATTCGCTGCGATAGCGAAACTTTGCGTTGTGCGAATGGGAAAGGTGCAGGACTTTGCTTCCTTGGTCATGCCAGCGCCGCTTTGTGTCACTCCATAAAGCGGACCCCCTCTGAATCACGTTTAGATTTTGATGTTGCTCTTCACTTCGACAAACATACCAACTTATTTTTAGGAGGATCATACTGGCTTGTTTGTAGTCCTACGGCAAGGGAAGGTGCTCGTGTATAATCGCTATGACTACTCGACCTGAGGATTCAGGAACTGGTGGATGGATGTGGATTCTGTTCCTATGAGGTTCGATCTTAACGTGCCAGTGGCAATAGAGTTGGCGTCCATCGATGTTAATTTCGCGGGCCTCTCGGCAAGGCCGGTTTTGGAACACATCAGGATTTTCCGGTGCGACGACGAGACCCACACCTCTAAATCGGTCGATAACGATCTGGTTGGTCGGTTGTTGCTCTGCGGTTGCGTCAAAAGCATCATTAACACCGAGTGTCGGCGGCGGTCGGTTGAATATCCAACCGGCGTGATCGTCGAGTGTCGCAAGTGCTGAGCGCACTAGATGCCGAGATGCGTCATAACCGCCGTCAAGTTGGTTTACGGCAAAGATGACAGCGTTATGAAAGTAGAGATTTGGGTAAGCTTTCTCATAAATGCGGAAAAGAGTGTCGGAGGTATCGCCCTCTAGCACAATTGCGTCCCGCCAAAAGTCCGCACACTGTCTCTCGTTTCGTACAAAGTGAACATCTGAGGTTCCGTGGGCAGTTTCAGTCGTTATGGAACCGTGTCTCGTCAATGAAAAACACGCAGTAGCCCTGCACGCCCGATTGTGATGATGCGCCCAAGCAATGTCAGCATTCTCAACTGGCGGTTCGTTACCGATGATAACTGTATCATCAAGTTGATCCGGCCAATCATCTAAAATGGTGTAAAGCGGGTTTGGCCCCAACCACGCTGCTAATTCCTGCCATACCTCTCCAGAAATTTCTATTTGCGCATTGGGACCTAGCAACTCCCAAAGCCCAAGACCTGCCATCATCTCACGTGTTTGAAAATCGTCTCCTATAAGAACACGTTGATCTCGAGCGTTTGAGATCGCAACAAACTCAAGGACTTTGTCAATTTCAGCTCTGACTTGATCATCAGAAAGACCATCGAATTGCCAGTCCTGACCGTCAACTATGAAAGTCAAATCTGGCTCCGGCGTCTAAGCTGCCCAAGCGTAGCTACATCAATTTGGTACTGATCAAAAAAGCCTTTTGGCCAACTCGAAACACTTCCATTCGCTTCAAATCGAAGTGGAACCGAGTTTGTTCCAAACTCATCATCTTCACTTTGAGAAAAAAAGTGCAAGATCGATGAATCAGCCGAAATGTATGAATGCTGTGCAATCGCTCGACGCATTCCATTTAGGATATGATCAGAATGAGTCTCCACGATGACTTGCACACCTTTTCCAGCCAACCACGCGAGAAAAACTCCCATCCTAGACTGACCAGCGGGATGCAAGTGAGCTTCTGGGTTCTCGACTACCAATATGCCACCTTCAACGGCGACCAAACCCGCCAAAATAATAGGCAGGGCGTATGTGATGCCAAATCCCATGTTGGTAGACCGAACCCATTCAGACCCAGGTGTTCGATACCAAAGACCCGCAACCATGGATCCCGGTTGCCGTTCACCATTCACTTCTATCGGACGGGCTATCTCACATAACCATTGTTCAACCTCGTACTTCAACAACCGAGGAGCCTTTTCCGAATAATTGGGGTGACGACGATCTGTACTTTGCATTGGGCGATCACCGAGAACAGCTAACAAGTGAGCAGAGAATTCACCTTGGATGCCTACTTCCAACTCGTCTTCGGGCAACATGGATGTTTGCGAAGCTCCCCGTGGCCCCAGCCGCTCCGCGCTTAAATATGTAAAGGCGCGAGTCCTGCCCAAGAATGCTTGAGGTTTTTCCGGTGGATGCTCCGTAATATTCAAATAGAGCGCAGATTCAGAAGGCACATCAAATCTCCACACTGATTTTGCGGCCTCTTTATCAGTAGTAGATATCTCGATAGGACTTTGGCTGTTTCTATTTAGAACATCCCCTGCGGTGCCGAGTTCCAGACCAAATGGACCGTTCAAACCTACGGATTTCTCGTCGGTCCTCGCCGCGCTACATGCAAGAAAGATGGCCTGAAGTAGTGAGGTTTTCCCTGAACCATTCATTCCAGTTAACACTGTCAATGGCGATAGTTCCATTCGCTCATCAACATACGGTTTAAATCCTTTTACTCGGATTGAATTTATCATGCGACAATAGCCTCGACTATCCTTCGAGTCTCATCAAGCCTATGTCGAATTCGAGCAATGGAGCCGGTACTAACTGTGACAGCTTCAAGATATTCGTTATCGTCAAACGCCAGTCTGAGTTTTTTGGCTATTTCATCTTTGTGAGGCAAAACGTCAGATAACGAATACTTGGCGAATGCTATTGCTTGCGCTTCAAAAACCGCACGGTTGACAGGCCCTCGTCTCTTCGCCACGACTGGCCAACGCCTGAAAGCAGCTTTGCCCATCACAGAGTGAGCTATCTTCATAGAGTTTTCAAAATTGCGTTTGAGATGGTCAAGCTCACTATCGCTTAGAAAATCTTGGTGCGAAGGATCATCCACTCTTTTAAGGAACTCGATAAGGAACCGATCCAGGCTAGGGTGTTTACGATAGCTCTCTTCGGTAAAGCTGAAGAACGCACAAAATCTAAGCGCGAGCTCTCTATCCGTCATTCTGCGGCTGTTACGTACCAGTTCACCTTCTTCTTTTTTCCAAAAATACTTTTCCGTCGCCGCGTCAAAATGGCTCAAGCTGACGAGATCATTCAAGAATGCTCGTGACCTCTTCTTTCCCATAGCGTGCCGAATTTCTTGAGGAGATAATGGACTCCCCAAGGTATTTACCCTGTTGAATATCTCGAATTTCACTTCGTCCGGGGTCTGCGGTTCAATAACGTGAACAACGATTTGCGTGCTTCTAAAGCGTCGCAGAACAGCCTGATCTAAGGAATCATATTTAGCGCCGTCAAGATCTTCTAGGTATTCTAAGTCGCCCGCAGAAAGAACATGCACGTTTTGCATAAAGGCACTAATCGTTGAGAGCCGTTGAACGCCATCTACAACTTGATATGTCCCCAACTGAGTTTGGTTGAAGTAGAACGCTGGCAGTGGAATACCCAATAAGATCGACTCGATAAGCCTAGTTTTTTGCCGTTGTTTCCAGACGTAGTCACGCTGAAATTCAGGTGCTAAATCAATCTCATGGTCTTCAATTTGGTCGACGACATCCCTAAGAGAAAAGTGTTTCGTCGTTATTCGTATCTTCTTTGGGTCCCAAGGTTCGACAACGCCAATACCAGAGCTGGCGTCCTCTTCATCAATCTCGTCAGTTTCTGATGAAACTTGATCTTCTAAAGAGTGCATCATTCGCTCACTTCTTCCCTTTAGCAGTGCTGTTGTGCTGCTTCTAGCTGACTTCACCACAACCGCCAAGACAATCAGAGCACCTAAGTTCTAAGCGAAGAGTGCTGAGCAAGGTTCTGGTCGTCAGGTGGAAGGCCACAATTAGACGAATGTCTGCTTTCTGGCGTACAGTTGTTTTGGGTGTCTCTGCAGCGAACGTCCGGAATCCGCCCTTACCATCTGCTTCTCGGCCTAGGGAACTGCGTCACGTCGGGGATCCCCTCGCCGCATTCCTGGCACTTCACACGGTCGGTCAGGCTTTAGACTGTAACGCCTTCCAGCAAATCATTTCGCTCAAGGCGGGCGATCATTTTGCAATTCCAGCACCGGACCACGACGTGCGTCACATTGGGCGGAAAGAGCGGTGTTTCTGACATGGTCGGCCGGATATGGCGAGGCCGCGCGATAGTCAACGGCGCAGTTTTGCGGCATATTTCAGGTGACACCTTGGGTCCTAACCCATTGAAACCTATAGGCGGTGTTTGGTGACACCTTTGTGCGTAAGCTGTTGGAAAATATAGAAACCGCGTATTCCTTCAGGGATCGCCATTTTCGGGTGTCATATGCCAGGCAAACCCGGCTTTGTGTCACATCGCGGGGCAAGAGCGCAGCGGTCATTCGTTAAAAATGCAGCGAACGGCGGGATTGAGCCCGAAGTGACGCAAAGCGCAAGCCGGGCCAGCGCCTGCCCGGGGTGGGCGATACTGACCTATGTTCATGCCACTTTATGTCTCAGCTTTGATGAATCCTAACGAGGGAACACCCAGCCTCACCAAATCGCCTACCCGAGGGGCGGGCAGGCGATGGCCCGGCGCCTTCGGCTTGTTCCGGGCTTTGGTTTCCATTGATTGAACGGCAAAAAAGTCTCGCAAAGCGGACCCACGCGCTTCCCGCGTTGAAAGTCCGGATCAGGTCGGAAATGCCCGATGATTGGGTCAGGATTGCTTGGCGCGGCCCACAGACAGGATTCAGCAAATTCCGCACCGTGGAGGCAAAGGCGCTCGACAGTCGACATCAGGTGAACAGGGCTTTGTCGCCAGTCTGGCGCCGCCCGGCCTGCGCCACCGGTCACACCGGGCCGCTTGCAGCGATTGCAACCCGGCGGAACCTTCGGCGCAGTGGTGCGTTCGGTTGGATGAAACTGAATTGCCTGCCTCCCGCCATCGCCATGTTCGTGTCATTTGGTCTGACCACGGGTCTGGCCACGCCCGCTGCGGCCGAGGTCGTGGGAAACGTGGATGTCGACTGGCTGGGCAACGACATCGTGGTCGAAGCGGTTGCGGACCCCAATGTCAAGGGCGTGACCTGCCATCTTGCCTATTTCGAGCGGGGGCTCATCGACCGCCTGCAAAAAGGCAATTGGTTCGAGGACCCTTCCAATTCCTCGATCTCCTGCCGCCAGACCGGGCCGATCGAGATCGGCGAGATCGACCGCAGCGACGAGGGGGAGGATGTGTTCAGCGAACGCCGTTCCATCATCTTCAAGACACTGCGGGTCAAGCGCATCTTTGACGAGGCGAACCAGACGCTGATCTATATCAGCCACGCCCGCGACGTGCAGAACGGGTCGGCCAAGATGTCGATGTCCACCGTGCCCCTGTTTGGCGCCGGGGTCGATTGACCGGCTGAACAGCGTAAAGCCGCACATGCGCTAGAACCCCGCTTTGCGCGGGGTTTTTCTTGGGTTACCATCAGGAAAAATCCGAGAAACGGGGCAGTAAAATGAATTCGACACGCAGAAATTTCACCTTTGGGCTGGGTGCGCTGGGTCTGGCGGCCTGCACCACGGGCGGCGGCGCGCTGGGGCCCGTGGCGGGCAGTGGCGGCGGCAGCAGCCTGCCCGACGACCTGCGCCCGGTGCCCAATGGCGCATATGACGCCTGGGTCGCGTCCTTTCGCGACCGGGCTGCCGGGCAGGGCATTTCGCCCTCCACCCTGAGTGCGGGCTTTCGCGGCGCAGGCTATCTGCCCGGCGTGGTCACCCGCGACCGCAACCAGACGGAGTTTTCCCGCACGCTGGAGGATTACCTCGCCATTGCCGCCTCGGACGAGCGGGTCAGCAAAGGACGCGCGGCCTTTGCCCGGCACCGCAGCACCCTGGCGGCCATCGAAAGCCGTTATGGCGTGGCACCCGAGATCGTGACGGCGGTCTGGGGGCTGGAAAGCTTCTACGGCGAGCGGCGCGGCAATGTGCCGGTGATCTCCTCCACTTCGACGCTGGCCTTCGACGGGCGGCGTGGCGCGTTTTTTGAAAAGCAGCTTCTGGCGGCGCTGAAGATCATCCAGAACGGGGACACCACGGCCCAGAACATGACCGGTTCCTGGGCGGGGGCGATGGGCCATACCCAGTTCATCCCGACTTCCTACGAGGCCTTTGCCGTCGATTTCACCGGCGACGGGCGGCGCGATATCTGGTCGGACGATCCGACGGATTCGCTGGCGTCGACTGCCGCCTACCTGCAGCGCAACGGCTGGACCCGCGGCACCCGCTGGGGCGGCGAGGTTGGCAATGGCGCACCGGCGGGCCGGGCGCTTCAGCCGCAGCCGGGCGGACCGACCTTCAACGTCACCTCCAATTTCAACGTGATCAAGCGATACAACAATTCCGACAGCTATGCGATTGGCGTCGGTCACCTGGCGGACCGTATTGCGGGCGGCGGGCCGATCAGGGGCAATTTCCCCCCCGACAAGTTCGGCCTGACCAAGGATCAGCGCATCCAGTTGCAAAAACGGCTGACTGCCAAGGGCTTTGACACCGACGGCGCGGATGGCGTGATCGGCCCCAACAGCCGCAAGGCGATTGCCGCCTATCAATCCAGCATCGGCCGCGCCGCGACAGGCGATCCATCGGTGGACCTGTTGCAGACGCTTTAGGATCAATGGGTCCTGAGCCGCGCTCAGGACGTTTTCAGATTCCCCTATCGCGGGGCAGGTGACAGTGTTGCCTGCCCCGTTTGCGTTGGACACTCGGGTGATGGCGGGGGGAGTTTGGCAGCAATTTCAGCAGCCTTGCCTCGAATCGCCCATGGGCGCTACCATGGGTAGAATATTGCCAGGTTATTCTTTTTCATATTTTATGCAGCCGGGGTTTTCTCATGACATATCGGGTATTGAAGTTCCTTCTTGCATTTGTCCTGTCGATTGGCGCGCTGCCCGCGCAGGCGCAGGTTGACCGCAAGCTGATCGTCATTCCAGGCATCGTCGGGTCGGAACTGTCGAACCAGTCGGACGAGGTGATCTGGGGGCGGGTGAGTTCGCTCAAATCTTCCAACTTTCGTCAGATTGACCTGCTGCCCGAAACGGGCGAGCCGGTGGCCCTCACGCCAACCGATGCCCTGCGGAAGGTGCCATTGGTGTTTGGCACGGTAAACGTCGGTCTTTATTCCGGGCTGATCGACTTTCTGGTGGGCAAACGGTCGATCTTTGACAGCGCCGCGCAGCAGCAAATCCTGGGCAATTATGTCGAGGGTACGGACCTGTTTGTCTTTGCCTATGACTGGCGGCGGTCCAATTTCGCAAATGCGGTTCTGCTGAACGAATTCGTGAAGGCCAAAGTGCCGGCGGGCGAGCAGTTTGATATTGTTGCCCATTCCATGGGGGGCTTGCTGTCACGGGCGTTCCTGTCCGATCTGCGCCCGCAGGATTTCTGTACCGATCCGGAGATGGATACCGATCTGCCTGCCGCGGCGCGGGCGGCCACCTGCAATGCTGCCTATGGCAGCCTTGGCGACCAGGGCTGGCGCGGCATCGGGGCCGACAACCGCTTTTCCGAGGCATCGCGCC